TCCTCTAGTTGACCCAATTCATGCAAATCACCCTCAATTTCATAGATTGTGTGATCGAACAGCGTCTGCGGTTTAGGGTCATGTACACCTATAGTTTGCTTAATAAGCTGCGGTAATTCAAACTTTAGCCAACTATGTTTAAGGGTAGTAGTGTCCAGCAATATAGCCCCAGTATCAACCCTATTACGATGAAAACTAGTTGTATAAGGACTTCCTGGATACAAGATATTTCGTTGACTATTTTCATAGCTATGCAGATCCCCTGCTAAAACTAGATTCCAGCGATCAAATAGCTGTAAGTCTACTTCTGGTTTAACGTGTGGCGGAATTTCACCCCGCACATGAGTACATAAAATCTTTTCTTGAAAAGTATACTTTGTAGTTTCCAATTCTTTTAAGCGATTATAAGGCACAAAATCAATATTATGCCTAGTATAAAAATCATCTACAATAGTTACTAGTGGATTAATTCGTTGTGTAGCACGTTTTAAGTAAGTTAAAAAGGTAGTGTCTTTTTTAACCATTTCATGATTGCCAGGATAAAGAATACACTCCTTGATAATGCTAGACATTAAATCAAAGTACAGCTCTACCTCATCCATTGTAGGCAATCGGTCAAATATATCACCACCTAATACTAGTAAATCGGCTTGTTCTTGCATTTGTTTAAGTTGTTCAAGAAACAACTCAAATCGTCGTTTTGCCCACTCTACTGGAACATTTTTCTGTCCCAGTTTAATGTGTATGTCTGCTATAAATAGTATATTCATTTTTTACATGACAAAATAGCCCGCTAAACCTGTTAGACTTAGCGGGCTTTGTTTTTTAACCTAGCTCTTTTACAGCTTCGTGATCATTTTGTGCGTTTTCTTCATCAACACCAGCTTGCAGTTTATCAAGCAGTGCTTTTACTTCATCAGGAGTAGCACGAGGATACTTTTCATCAATAGGCTGTGCTTTTTCAGCAAGTTCCACTTCTTGTGCAGTAAGTGCGCGTGGTTTGCAACGCAAGACTTGCAAGGTGTACTCAACATTATATGCTAATGGGCCGGTTTTGGTACGCTTAAATACAACGTCCCAACCAGTTTCTGGATCAGTAGGATCACCCAAATCTTCCGCAGCCATAAGAATATTCTCAAACAGTTTCTTTTTGAGATTAAGGACTTTGACTTTACCGTCGCGTGGATCAATACAATTAACTGCATAGCTCCAGCTGCACTTCAAGTCAGGATGATATTCAGGAACCCAATCTTTTTCTAGGTTATCAAATTTTTCTTTGTCGCGGCTAAAGGCCAAGCACTCTACAGGAATATCCTTGTTGTTAGTGCCCTTTACCCAATAAACATAGCGCGGCAATACTCCGCCAATCAGTCTAACAGTATTTTCGCCGTCTTTGTATTCATAGCTTTCAACTGAAGATTTTTGTGCGCGACCTTTTGTTTGTTTAAAGCTTAGTGCCATTTGTTACTTCCTCGTGTATAAATTTAATTTGTTTGTTTGCGATTATTAAAAGCGGGTTTGACTTTATTTTGTCAAAGTCAATATCAGGATATAGTGTTAAATCTAGTGATCTAGTACCGTAAGTTTTATAGTTTGTATAATTTCTTAGTCCGGCTAATCTAATATATTGTGCTCTATATGCTGAATCTACACCCCGGTTATCAAAAAAGTCTTTAGGCCGCAACAAGAAACTGCTGCCTGCCTTTAGCCTGGCCAATGGTTTGTATTTTTCCCTAATGTTTTTGGGTATTGTAATGCCCAAGTAGAATTTGTGTAAGGCTTCAACCATATATTCGGCGTTGCAGTGTGTGTCTTGCTCTAAGATTTGTAAATTGAAAAATAAAGTCATTTTTGCACACTGAAGATATATTATATCACTGTTTAATACAAATTACAAGTGTAAATTTTTATACCGTTTCAATGTCCCAACCTTTGCGAAGATAGAAGCCTAGTCGTTCGCGATTTTGTCGTTTATCGGTATAACCTGCAAATTGCATATCTAAGACTACTGGCTGTAATTTGTCGTCATTTTGACGTTGAATTCTGCCAATAATCTGTTCTAGCAGGCTATCGTTTGCAATGGGCACTGCTAAGATAACGCAGCTAAGGGAGTTGATGGAGATGCCTTCGCTAAAGATTTGTCTGCTACCAGCAACGCACATTTTTTCTTTTGTGAGTAGCTGCTGTTTGATCTTTTGTCGTTGTTCAAAGTCGGTTTCGCCAGTAACCAACACACACGTTTCTCCAACATATTCATTAACCTTTTGTAAAAATCCTACTCTGTCTGCAATAACTAAAACTTGGTGGCCTTCAGCTACTTGTATTTTAGCTATAGCACTAATAAAGCGTTGATAGCTATTATCATCACACAAATCATTGACTTTTTGCACCCAAGTTGCACCAGGTTTTAGTGTAATACCAGTTTGTATTAGTTTTACTGTGGGGTTTAGTGTATGAGATTGCGCTGGTTTGTACACCTTAGGTCCAAAAAAGTCTGGAAACATTATGTGTTTTCCGTCCTTGCGTTCCATAGTACCACTAAGCGCAATTCTATAACGAGCATAAAAGTCGTTGATTAACTCTGAAAATGTACTAGCAGGGCAGTGGTGTGCTTCGTCTAAGATAATAGTGCCAAACTCTTTATTAAGTTTTGTACTGTACTTTACCAGTGTTTGCACATTAGCCACTGTAATAGCATGATCTTCCCAGTCCAGCTTACCACTACCAATTACGCCTGCTGGCATATCAAATAGTGTTTCTACTTCTTCAATCCACTGATCTCGTAGTGCTGTGGTGTGCGTAACCACCAAGGTTTTTTGCCCAAACTTTCTAGCCAAGTGTAGTGCGGTAAAAGTCTTACCCCAACCCACAAGAGCATTGATAAAACAAGTGTCTGTAACTTGATCATAAATAACCTGCTGAACATCACGCAACTGAAATTTTGGTTTTGGAAAAGGTGCTGGTACTTGTACCCGCTTGTCTACAATTTCATAATCTTTGGGTACAAGGTCTAGTCTGCCTTGTGGAATACTAAAGATATTTTTTGGTAAGATTTTGTAGTTTCTAATAGTCTCTACTGTGCGAAATTCTTTACTGCCAGTATTTTTATGAATTTTATATGTAAGTTGTTTAATCAATTCCTTAGAGGTGTCCACACCGGGATTATCTAAGTAAATTCTATTACTAATAATTGCTTTAGGCATTATACTAATCTATGTGTGGGTTTAAAAGGTTCTGTGTAAAAGCCGTATAGGATGTGTCCTAGCCCCCAACGTAGCACGCCAGCATATTCTTGCTCTGATTTAGGGGCAAACATACACTTAAACCGTTGTGGTAGACCTTCTACTTCTACCACAGCACCCATATTAGGTAACGGCAAAACTTTTTTGATCTTGTGCGCAGTCAGCTTGGCGCGGCTAGTTTTTCTGTACTGAAATATTTTTCCGCTGGTATCAATAAACCAAGTAGTTTGTTTTGCTATTTTGATCAAATCTACTAAAAAATAAAGAGCTTGACGAATAGGAAATAGGCTTATGTTCATTGATTTTAATTTAAGTCTGCGAATACCTATGGTATTGCCTTGCACAGACTTATCATCAACTATTCGTAAGCCTATTCTGTGCTCTAAGGAGTCATTATCTACATACTCTTTTGAGTAGTAGATAATATTTTCTGTTTGTGTAGGCTTATGCTCACCTAGCCTGAATACGGGCCAACTTATTTCCGCTAAATTCATAAAACTCCTCGAAACTACCAAAACTGTAGTCATCGCCTACATCTTGGTCAACACCAATTGGTGAACCAGAAATACTACAGCCATGATTATATTGAGTATTTTGTTTTAAGATTTCGCAATACTCAGCAACTTGATCTTCTTTAACTAGTGCCACGATTGAGTCGTGTACAAGCATAAAGATTTTTGCATCAAGTTTGCGCTTTTTAACTTCGTTTGCAGTTCGCATAGCTCCAAGTAAGTTAACGTCGCTTGCCAAAGACTGGACTTCTGCATTAATACCGCTTCGTACTTCGTGTGCAGCAATTCCTTTGTCACTGGAAAATACATTAGGAAGCCGTCGTTTTCTGCCAAAAAATGAATAAGTAAATCCGTGTTGTTCGATAAATTGTTTTCGCTCATCTAACCACCGTTTTAACTTACTAAATTTAGTAAAGTAGGCTTTAATATCTTCTTTAGCCTGTTGTACTGGATAATGCTCGCCAGTTGCCTTTGACACAGTTTGTGATACTTTGTCTGGCCCACTACCATACAAAATACCAAATGAGATTGCCTTTGCACTTTGACGCATACTACCATAAAGCTTTTTTACATCTTCTACTGCACAGGGCAAACTAAAAACCATTTTTGCAATTGTACTATGAAAGTCGCCACCACTTGAAAATACTTGTTGCAAATTCTTATCGCCACTAAGCACAGCAGCATAATACATTTCTGCTGTTGCTAAGTCTTGAGAAACTATTTTGTATCCGAGTGGAGCACGAATACATCCTTTAATGATTGGGTTATCGCGTGGAATCTGTTGAGCATTGAATTTGCCACTGCTGCTAAGACGACCACTAGTGGTAAAAATAAGATTGAAATTTGTACGAATTCGCCCATCTTTGTTGAGCTCCGGTAAGATTTTACTAATATAGGTATTCTGGATTTTTCCAAGCTGCCTGACCTTGAGAATAGCGCCCGGCAAGGCGTGTTCTTCGGCAAGTTGTAGATC